CATATTGCTCGCAAAGTCGTCACTTGAACACGATTACCGAAACGGGAGCTATTAAAATGCCAAAGATCCTGGCATTATAGCAACCACAACAGCGGAGAGATGCCGGAGCGGCTGAACGGACCGGTCTCGAAAACCGGAGTAGGGGCAACTCTACCGGGGGTTCAAATCCCCCTCTCTCCGCCACTATTCAAACACTTACAGCATTCCCTTTCAGTGACCTGCATCCCGATGAGAATAATTGAGAAAATCCACTGAGAAAAATTCTAGCGCCGAAGCATGCTCCGACGCCAAAGAATCATCTCATTTTCTTGTTCAACGTTGGGCTGATTTTAACTTTCCTGTCGTAAACAAGTACCTGTGATTCTGTCTTATGACCACTGAATTTTTGCTTATCCCTGCCAGATCCTTCATAGTCTGAGATCCCTTTAGCCTTTAGATCATGGAAGGTGCAATCAAGTGGCCTACCAAGTTCTTCAGAAGCCGCGTTTCTCGCTTTTCTCCATGCTTCATTAAATCCCTTGTATGAATAACGCTCACCATACATTGTCCTGATAACAGGGCCATCCTGTCCCCATTCCCTGCAAATATCCACAGCCGCACTAAGACGCTCAGTCCAGGCTTTGATCTGTTTAATACCAGTTTTACCTTGCTGTATGAAAATTCCTTTATCAAGAATCTGATTCCAGTTCATTTTAAGAACATCAGATACCCTTGCAGCGCAAAGATACGCAATTTCCATCGCGGCTTTAACTGCAGGTGTCGCATGAGTGAAGATAGCTATGTACTCTTCATCAGTTATGTAGCGGTCGCGCTGGGGTTTAGGAAACTTATCGACACCAACACACGGATTACCTGGTACATAACCACGCTGATAACCCCAGCGGTATACACGAGACATTGAACTATGCTCGTGATTAGCCTGAACACGGCTTTTTTTACCACGTGCATCCATGTAGCGCCGGACGTGTTCAGGTTTAATGGCCTTTGCTTCTGCATCGCCGAAAACCGCTAACAAGTATTTTTCATGTGCCAGGTAATCTTTTTGTGTCCTGGGGGCAAGGTCTGCATAGTCAGCACTATTTAAAAATTTTTTCCACAATTGTTGAAAGGTGAGTAGTTTTTTTCGACCTTCAACGACTTTCTCGTAAGCTAACCAAACCTCCGCTTTAGAAGCGTTTGCTGGGGCTAGATTCTCGGTAGTACCTCCTGGCTTCCAGTAGTAACCGGAAGGGCGGAAAAACACACCCTTCGGCATCCACTCATTACCAGGCGCTCTTTTGCGGCCCATATTATCTCTCTACAGCGTCAAAGTTCATGCCTGGAGTAGGCATATTGCCTGCTGGTGGAAGTATGCGTTGTACGGGATGGTTAATATGAAACCAGGTCGTTTTAATTGCTCCATCCCGGCGTTCAATAAAAAAGATCCCGTTCTGCGTTAATACCTCTTTCTGCAGTGACTTTTGGGGCGAACCCGTGGCCTCTGTCAGTTCTTCATCAGTCAGGAAGCGATCGCTCATGAGTTGTTCTCCACTGAACCGGCTGCAACCGGTTATCTGCCACTATATGAACAAGACGAACAGCCACCACGCAGTCCGTCATTACACCTTTTACACAGCTGGTGGTCCTCCCTTACCCCTTTAAACTGGTTATAAATTTCCGCTGGTACAATTACCGGCATAGGGACCAATAATCGTTGACTCCGTAGTGATGCGATTTCTGCAGTGCGTTCGAGGTACAACGATTTCCAGTCATTTGCTTCAGTCTTATATGCGGTCAAAGCATCCCGCATGCGCCGCCAGCGGCGACGCTTCAGCTTGTTCGCTTTCACTTCACCTCCTGCAGGGCGGCTGCGAAATGCTCAACACCTTTAGCCCAGATTTCTTTGATGGTTGTCCAGGAGACAGGTACCGTGATTTCAATTCTCCCGCTGCCGTCGCAGGTTTCGCACTCATCATCACCAAAGCATTCCGAGCAGTTTAGGAACTTGGTTTCTGAAAACTCACCTGATAGCGCCCCCTTTGCGCCGTTCTCAGCCGTTAACCTCATTGGCACCATAACGTAACCGGGAGGTGCAACGTAACTAACCTCGACAGTGCGATCCGGACCGGATGCCAGGTCAATGCCGATTATGGGAAAGTTGCCAGTAAGCGCTGGCTGCTCGTTGATGTGCAACCGCGGTTCACCGTCTTTCGGCTCCGGCCATGAGCGCTGTTTGTTCACCGCCAGTTTTTCGATCATCGCTTGGGTAATCTGCTCATCTGTAATACCGGCACGGCGCTGGGCGTCCCACAGCAGGAACTGCATATCAGCCCACTCCGACAGGTCGCAAGGCTCGGCAGCGGCTTCCAGTGCTTCTTTGCTGAGGTGCTTCAGCGGGCCAACCGGACCGACATTGCCGAAGGTAGCCTGTGACCACTCGGCGTGCTCTCGGCGTACTTGGTCACGTTCCGGCGCTGGAGGCGCGTGGCGATAGAGCGGGATTGTGTAACCTTCGACAGCATTACGCGCCCGGTCAGCGGGCCACGCACGAAGATAAAGCCCTGTCGCATGCATGTTCGATATTTCGTGCTTCTCGGTGAACGCCACCGGCTCGCTGTCGGCCTTGCGGCGTTCCTGCAGCTCCACCAAGGAGAGGCGCACCACCTGTTTACCTGCCGCGTTAATCCCTGCAGGGTGCTCCAGTGCGTCGATCACGCCCTGCAGGTCTTTGTCTTGCAGTGGCTTGCGCCGCTCCTGCAGATCGTCTATCTCATCCAGCAGATCAGCAATAATATCCATTTCCCGATAGCCGATTTCGCGCTTAAACGCCGCCGAAGACTCATCACAATCCTGTTCAGCGTTTGGACTATCGAGATTTTCTTGATACCACGACAGTGACGATTGATAGTCTTGTGCTGCCTTGCGCAGGCGGGCACGCTTTTCTGTTAGCTGAGAATTACTCATTTCGATAACTCCTTTTGCAGTGCCGAAGCTGCGTAGTTAAATGCAGTAGCTGCCGCCACTTCGCCGCGTTTCTGTTTCTCTTCAGCAAGCTGGCGCAAAATGGCTGGTGCTGAGTTATTGGCACGCTGCGCATTCTCCAGCGCGTCTATGAGCTGATCCGTGTAATGCTCAACTTCAACAGCCATTTGCCGCAATTCATCGTTAGGTGCGTAGGCAATGAGCCTGGATAAACGGTGAATATTTGCGTTTTTTTGTACGCTAGTCAGTTCGGTGATATCAGTCATGGATGGCCTCCTTGCCGCGGCTAACAGACAAGTTTTTATTCACGATGGCATCCATCAGCCGTGATGCAGCTGCTTTCTGAGATGAGACATTCGCGATGACCGTTGGCCTGGCTTTCTCACAGCTGGCGCAAATCCCGTCCCATGATGAAATAAGGAAAAAATCTTCACGCTCGGCAATGCCGGTATTCATTACCAGGTCCTCAATCATCAGCGTTACCCCGCGAACTCCCCGACCTTCGCTTAATCTCTGCACTGCGTAGCCGAAGGCGTTGATCATCACAGCATGGAACTGGATATACTCGCGTTTATATTCGGCCTGATTCGTACCGCGGCGAATATCATCTAAACCTGTCAGCATTAGCCACGCATTCCACAACCCTTCAAGATCATCCTTTGAGCAGGAACCTGAAAATTTTGCCGTGGCATCACTAAGGGCTTTGAAGCTGATCCACTTATCACTTTTCGCAGGAACGACGTTATGCTCAAAATCGGTGACTTCAGAAAAGACGTCGTGTGAACTGATAAAGCTGACCATCTCCTGCGCGTTCTTATCGCGCCCGTTATAGGCCATGTTGATAGCCGCAGATGGCTTCGAAACATTGTTGTTAATGTCCGAGAAAAACTGCTGCCGCGTCTTCAGTGGCAACTGGAGAGTAAGCATCATCGGAACATGGATAGGTTCATCAATGGTGCGGCAATACTCAGCAATCCCTGCTGCGCGATGTTGACCATCAAACAATTTAATCTCTGCATCCATCGGGAAACGGGCCACCCCGACATTAGTGTTTCCGAACTCTTCGAATTCAACATACGAGTCGCAGTTGCCTACAAGCGGCGGAATAATGAATGGTTCCTTATTCTCGTATGCTTCAACGAGATACTGATAAAACTTTTTCGCCCTGGCGGGGTTCAGTTCTCGCTGAGATCGATCAAGGGTGTCGCCGTAGTTATCGCTGGCGAGGACTCGCGTTAGTGTCCGCGCAGGTACTGTCAGCATCAGGACAATTGAATCCCCCTGAGTTCCACGCGACGCCGGAAATTCAAAGAAATGATCGCCTATTTTGCTCATTATGATTCCTCCCCAAGCACCCAACGAAGTGCGCTTGCATACTCACCCTCGGCTGATCCCAGGGCTTTGGTGATTTCTTTGCGGGTTTTCAGGCGCGGCTTTGCATCACCGAGGATCTGACGCTGACGCCGGGCTTTTTCATGGCCGGTTGTGCCAGCAGTTGCCGCTTCGATTTCAGATACCTTCTCCCGCTGCTCTTCAGGTTTAAGCGATGCCAGCTGACGCGCCTGGGTAACGGTGACAGTTCCAGACTCCACTGCATCACGGACAGCCTGGGTGGCATCCAGCAGCGACAGCGTTGCGCGTACTGTCTGAACACTCACGCCAAACATCAGCGATAAATCGTCCTCGTCGTGCCCGCGATCCAGCGCATCAGCCATTTTCTTTGCTCGGCCCAGCGGCGTATCAGCCTGGCGGATTTCGTTAGCACTTACCATCGCCTGCGCCATGCGAACGGCAGAGCCACGTTTAGCGACTGCCGGAACCAGTAACGGTTCTTTGCCCTCTTTCGACAGACGCTTGTTGGCTTCCAGTGTATGGCGCACACGCTGGCGACCATCAACCACACACGACAGCCCTGTCTCCGGGTCTTTCCAGACGATAATCGGCTCAAGAACGCCCTGGTCCATGATGTTCAGCACCATTGCCTCGCTGATAGGCAGGTGGATACGCTCATCGTAAAGCGGGTGCGTTTTGTCGGTAACCAGGTGCAGGCTTTCAGGTTCGAACGTTAAAACGTTCGTTTTGCCGCTGGCGCCGTATACAACCTTTGAGTCTTTAGCCATCAGACAGCCTCCGCATTGCTGGTGGATGTCGTTGAGATACTCTTCAGATCGCGCATTGCTTCCAGGACGTGCATATTGCTGCGGGTTTTTGTGTGACGCTCAACAATTCGATCGCATTCTTTCGCCCAGGAAATAACTTCTTCCTTCATAGCGTCACGTTCTTTACATGCCTGCCGAAGGGTAATATTCGAAACATCGAGCATTGTTGCCAGCTCTTTAATAAGTTCTGAATTTGCAGGAGGCATTGTTTTAGCTGCCTCAAAGGCATTTTTAATTAACTGCTGTACTGTTTTTCCCATTTTTTATTTCTCCAACTGACGCGCTGCAACGCGTTTTAGGGTGCAGCAACCCAACCCATGAGAATGGGTCAGATGCTTGGTTAATTTATCGTTTAGCTTCGCCGCCGAGGGCTTTGGTCAAATCAGAAATCAGAGTACTCATTTCACCTGTCATGAGAATGAAATCAGCATCGAACCGCTGTGCTACATCCTCACGGTCGATATCATCATTTTGAGATACGAGCTCATCAGCGAATTTAATACGCTTAATGGATACGTCGTCACAAAGGGTAAAGCGAATACGATCCTGCCAATCGAGGTATAATTTAGTGACAACCTTTCCAGCTTCGATGTGGGTATGAATTTCGTCACTTACGAGGTCTTGTTTCTTGAAGCGTCCAATACCTCCGGCCTCCAAAACAGCTTTAATTTCTGCTTCATCACCCAGATTAAAACCATTAGGCGCGCTGCCTGAACGAACCCATTCAGTCATCGTTAGCTCGACAGGCTCTTCCATTGTCAAAGGAAGGACGGGAAGAGATCCCAGGGTCTTGCGCAGGAGTGCCAGGGCATCTTCAGCACTGCGCGCACTGGAGGCATCGACTATTACCATGTGATCGGTGGTATTCACCCAGATTCTCGTGATGATGTTCCGTGAGAAAGCCCTGGGAAGAAGGCTATGTAAAACCTCATCGCGTAGAGCATCCTTTTCAGTCTTTTTCAGACGTCGCGCCTGTTCTGATTCAAGCTTAGAAATTTTCTTGTTGAGCTCATCGGTAATGGTTGGGCGTGGGATAATTTTCTCTTCCCGGCGGATCACGAGCAGAAGCTGACCGCTAACAAAATGAAATAACTGGTCAGAATACTGTCCAAGGGGAGATACCCAACCGGATTTAGCCATATCCTGACTCCCGCAAGGAGAGAAACGGAATGGTTCAAGCTTGTCTGCCAGATCCGCGATGGTGTGTTCTTCCACGATGGTAATATCGCGAGAGAGCCGGTAAATAAGAGCATTTTTGAAGAAGTTCATTTCGTTTCCTCGATCCGCCACTGCAATGGCATCAGGTTAGTTATCTCCACACAACACAGGAGAACACCAGCTGCTGCATCAGCCCGAGCGGATTGGGTTATGGGCCCGTCACTCGGTAGTGCTCTCGTGTCTTGTGTAAAAAGGGCGGTTACCCATCAGAACATTATCCTCTTCCTCCTGTTTGGCTGGTGGAAGACTGGATAGCCGCCAAATAAGCCGTTATGCGATGTATTCGATAATTTCAGCGCCGTCTAAGTCCCAGTTACCGCAATAGTCAAGACCACGATTGAACCCGAATGCGCAGAGGTGGTAATCCAGGTCGGCGCAGGCTCGCGGGTTGATGTCAACGTCATCAAGGTCACACTCCACCACGGCTCCGGATGGAAGCTGAAAAACGACCTTTGGGCGAACTACGCGCAAGTGGAAGCGAGAAGACTCTTCCGCTCCAATAGCGTCGATCGCCTTGTAGCGCCACTCATCCGCCATAGCTTCAGCATCGTCAGCGCTACGTGAGTCGTGGAACGGGAAGTATTTAATTTCGGTATTACCGTTTAAAACTACTGCGTAACATGAAGACATGTGTTTACCCTCAAGAAACCGTTATCGGGTGGATTAAAAATTTCGTCGACCGGCGCTGCGGTACGCTTGTACACGTCACAACTGGAAGCGCAATCCTTCAGTTACAAACCGATCCCCACCGGAAAGAAGGGGAATGCGCTTCCATGTTGTGTTCTGTTCATCCTTGTCCGTAAGTTTCGTCATGTGCCGACGAGTAGAAGATAATCATAAATTGCGAGTAACGCAATAGGTACGTGCGTAAAACGCAAATTTAGGTCGAAAAAAAAGGCCTCGAATGAGGCCTAGTTTATGATGATGAATGCTATCCATGCCGTTTAAAGGACTGAGACTGGCTTATTAAAACCTTTCCATAGATATAGAATCTGTGTTCATTCTCTTTAGTTATATTCCATTCTCTATAACGAGGGTTATCAGAGATGACTAGCAGTTGGTCTGGTATCATCTGCAGGCGTTTAACATAAACTTTTCCATCAAAACCAAAGACGTAAATCCCATCCCCATCGAACTCATTGATAGTTACGTCCACAAAGATTAGGTCGCCAGGCTCAATCGTTGAAGCCATGCTATCACCGCGAACGTTGATGACCTTTACTCCAGATGGAGTCCTGCCACCAAACATTGCCAATGCCTGATCATTGCTGAACTCGATAGCATGAATGACATCTATGACGTCACTACCGTGTATATGTCCTGCCCCGGCGCTTGCGCTCACATCAAGTACCTCGACTCTGTATACATCCACATCCTTTACGGGAGATGCATATTTTTCACTGTTTATATGTACAGTAGTATCATTTTCGTCAGAGGTAAATAGGTCAGGTACACTTACGCTTAAAGCTTGAGCAAGTCGGTTAAGTGTCTGTTCTGAAAACTGCTTTTGTTTACCAGTTTCAAGCCTGGAAATATTGGCAGCATCAACGCCCACAGCTTCTGCAAGCTCTGCGATTTTAATGTTCTTCGCTAAGCGAAGTTGTCGTATGCGAGATCCTATTTTCATTCACTCATTACATGTTGTTTTTGCGTTTCGTGCAAAGCAACTTGCGCAATTCGCTAGCGTGGAATAACATGCGTAATACGCAAAAATAGGAGGCGTTATGCAATCACCATTAAGAAAATTGCGAAAATCGCATGGCATGACCTTATTGCACGTTGCAACCGGGGTACAGGTAGATCCTGCAACGTTGAGCCGCATTGAAAGATGCGAGCAAGTCCCATCTGTCGAACTGGCGGAGAGATTAGCCAAGTTCTTTAGAGGAGAAATAAGCGAATTACACATTTTGTACCCAAGTCGCTATCAAACAGATGACGTACCAAGTGCAAATAATCGTACTGCTTAAGCGGTTATTCGATAACTACAAAAGGAAAATCAATATGGTAGAGCCAAACCTCAAAGAAGCCGTAAAAGCGATGTGCAAAGCATATCCTGGTGGGCGCGAAGCAATGGCTGGCGCACTGGGAATGACGGTGACGCAGTTTAACAACAACCTCTACGAGAAAAACGGCTGTCGTTTCTTTGAAGTATCTGAACTGGAAGCGATGGAGGACATCTCGAATACATCTCACCTGGCTGAATATTTTGCCCGCCGTCGTGGTGCTCTGCTGGTGGATGTGCCGCACCTGGAAGAACTGGACCGCGTGGATTTGTTTAGCCGCGCAATGCGTACTTCAGCAGCAAGAGGGCAAGTGGATCAGATTATCGAACAGGCGCTTGAAGATGGGGTTATCGAAAGACATGAAGCTGAAGAAATCATGGTGCATCACCGCCGCCACCTGGCAGCTCGGGAAGAAGAGATTGCCGCAATTATCACGTTATTTTCACGCAAAAAGAAGTGACGCCAGCGAGTTGCAGCTCCTGGCGTCGTGGCGTGTCGTTATCAGTGGAGATTACTAACGCATGAACAGTTTATCAACACAGTACCGCAGGTCGCAACTTGTGGCGCGTCCGGTTCCTGGTGGAGCAGGGCCGGTGCAGTTCGTGTATGGGGTAAGAGTACCAGGCGGATTCGAACCTGTCTGCTACCAGTTTGCTCAGTGGGTGGTAGGGGACTTTAACGGCCAGGCGGAGAAGGTATGCGAGAGCTCAACCGATGGTTCAGAGATCACTACGGCGTCCCGGTCAGGGTCATACGCTGGGAGCCCCAGACACAGCGCGTTATATACCTGCGCGAAGGGTATAAGCACGAGTGTTTCAGCCCCCTCGAGCAGTTCAGACGAAAATTCAGGGAAATAGAGGGGTCTTATGAGCCTGTTAATGCCATCAAGGCCGATAGTCATCAATCCTGACCTTGCGTACAGCATAGGCCTGAATGAAGCCATTGCGCTGCAGCAGCTTAACTACTGGCTGCAGGAGACTAACTCAGGGCTGGAGCGTGACGGCGTACGCTGGATCTACAACACGACAGAGCAATGGCTGGAGCAATTCCCGTTCTGGTCTGAATCCACTCTGAAGCGCACCTTCACCCGGCTGAAGAGCCTGGGCGTGCTTAAAGTTGAGCAGCTGAACAAGTCCCAGCGCGACATGACGAACTACTACACGATCAACTACGAGAGCGAGCTTTTAGATGAGGTCAAAGTGACCAAATCGAAGAAGTCAAAATGCGCCGTTCCATCAGGTCAAAATGACACGATGGAAGAGGTCAATGTGAAACGCTCCACCGGGTCAAAACGAACCGCTGTCATCAGGTCAAATTGGCACGATGATCTTACAGAGAATACAACAGAGAGTACTACAGAGATTACAGGTAAAGACTCTTGTCCGGTTGCGCTGCAACCAGACCAGACCGATCCGGCAGATCTCGTTCTGGATCATTTCAATCGGGTAACCAATTCGACCTATGGCAAGGGGGGACGAACCAAAACGACGCTGGGTTATATCCGGGGACGCCTGGCCGAAGATTACAGCCCTGAAGACCTGATGCTGGTGGTTGACTACCTGAACGCCAAATGGGCTCAGGATCCGAAGATGAGCGACTATCTGCGGCCCAAAACGCTGTTTGCTCCCGAGAACTGCGTCGAGTATTTCGACAAGGCCAAAAAATGGGAGGCCGCCGGACGCCCAGCCTGGACTGGCGGCAAGTGGGTTAAGCAGGATGATATTTTCAAATCCAGTTTCGCCAATGTGGTTTATACAGTGCCAGCGGGGTTCCGCTCATGAGTAAGCCATTTTTGAAATGGGCTGGTGGAAAGTATACCCAGCTGGCTGACCTGTTCGTACATATCCCGGCAGGGAAACGCCTGATAGAGCCATTCGTTGGTGGTGGGTCGGTATTCCTGAACAGCGAAAAGCACGCAGATTACCTGCTGGCGGACGTTAATCCGGACCTGATTAATCTGTATCAGATGTTAGCGGTGGTGCCGGATGAAGTGGAATTGAAGGCCCGCTGGATGTTCGAGCACATGCGGTCACCAGATGGCTATGAGCTGATCCGTTCCGAGTTCAATGCTCAGACGCTGGATGCTACTGAACGCGCAGCTGCATTCCTGTATCTCAACCGGCATTGCTTCAATGGCCTGATGCGCTACAACCAGGCGAATAAGTTCAATGTGGGGTGGGGAGGTTACAAGGCTCCGTATTATCCGCTAGACGAAATGAAATCCTTCGCGGCTATGGCGCATAACTGCGTATTCATGACCGCTGACTACCGCCGAACTATCAGCCTGGCCGGGAAAGGGGATGTGGTTTACTGCGATCCACCGTACGAACCGATGCCGGGAACAACCGGATTCACCGCCTACGCCGCTGGTGGTTTTAACTGGGAGAACCAGGTAGACCTGGCGAAGCAATGCGTATCAGCCTTTCACCGTGGGGCTCGGGTAGTGATTTCTAACTCATCTGCACCGAAGGTTCTCGACCTGTACCGGGAGCATGGTTTTAACCTGCAATTCATCAAAGCGCGCCGTTCGATCTCCTGCAAAAGCAGTACGCGGGAAGTCGCAAAAGACGTTGTCGCGATCCTTTAAGGGGGCTAAATGAAACTGACTTTACCATTTCCACCGAGCGTAAATAGTTACTGGCGCGCCCCGAGCAAGGGACCGCTGAAAGGCAGGCATTTGGTTAGCGAGACTGGGCGCAAGTTCCAGCAGGCAGCGAGAGCGGCGATTATTGAGCAACTGCGGGCCGTTCCCCGGCCATCCTCTGATCTGGCTGAGGTTCACATAGTGTTGTATCCGCCGGATCAGCGCCGTCGGGATATCGATAACTACAACAAAGCGCTGTTCGATGCCCTGACTCTAACAGGCGTCTGGGAAGACGACAGTCAGGTTAAGCGCATGCTGGTGGAGTGGGGGAACATCGTGAAGAAAGGGAAAGTAGAAATCACCATCCGTCGTTTTCGTGCAGCTGCCTGACGTGGAGATGATATGAGAGCACTACTAACCCCTGAGATTGCCCCCCGTATGGGCGTTGTTCTTCTTCGCCCAGGCGCTGATCTCATGCCGATGTTCAGGAGAGGGCGGGTACTGATTGAGCCTGCACCGGAAAAATACAGTGACTACGCAACCGGCGCTATCCCTCCCGCCACGCAGCCACTGGCAGAAGACCCGGTTTTGAAGCCAGTCTTCGAAAACAAAGACGTCATTCTGCGCGCGGGTGGTATCAGCTCGCTGGAGGCCGAGCTGGAGCGTCGTTTTGAATGCCAGTATCCGCATGGCTCGTGGCACAGCGAAAATTTTACGCTGTTCCGGCATGAGCCTGGCAGCATCCGCCTTTGCTGGGCCTGCGATAACCTGGTACGTGATCAGTACACAGAGACGCTGGCAGGCATTGCGCGCGAGAACCTGGTATCCTGGCTGATAACGGTAATCCGCTCACAGCTGGGGTTCAACGAAGACCATCAACTGACGATCCCCGAGTTGTGCTGGTGGCTGGTAATAAACAATCTGGCGCACGTCATCCCTGAATCGCTGGCCCGGAAAGCCCTGCGATTGCCGGAAATAAAGCATCAACCGGTGATGAAGGAGAGCGATATTGTGCCGGAGCCAGCGGCGAGCGAAGTGGTGCAGAAAAAGATTCTCGGTCTTCGCGTAGATCCTGAAACGCCGGAATCATTCATGCTGCGACCAAAGCGCCGCCGCTGGGTAAACGAGAGCTGGACGCGCTGGGTTAAGTCTCAGCAGTGTGTCTGCTGTAACAAACAAGCAGATGATCCCCATCACCTGATAGGCCACGGACAAGGTGGAATGGGAACGAAAGCGCACGATTTGTTTGTGTTGCCGCTTTGCAGAGCGCATCACGACGAGTTGCACGCTGACACCGTGGCATTTGAGGAGAAGCACGGCTCACAGCTGGAGCTGCTGTTTCGATTTCTGGATCGTTCGCTGGCAATTGGCGTGCTGGCATAGTGGAGAACGCATAATGATTAACCCGTCCGAGGTTGGAAAAGCTGGTGAAATGGTCAGGCTGAAAACGCTGGAGGCCATCTGGATTCAAGGGAAGCTGCGCATGTGGGGCCGTTGGTCCTACATCGGCGGCGGTAGTGGCGGCAATATGTTTAACCAGTTACTGGCCTCCGGGAAAGTCACTAAAACAGCCATCAATGAGGCATTACGCCGGATGAAGAAGTCTGGCATCTCGAAGCCAGAGCTTGAGGCTTTCTTTCGTGAAATACTCGCGGGGAAAAACAAAAGCGGCCTGGCCTTCTGTACAGACGATGAAGGACTGCTGATTGATAAGGTACTGGGGGCAGTCCTCATTACGCGTGGCCACAAAGAGCTTTACCACCTGCTGGTGGATCATTACCGGTTACGCAAGAGCAAACGGCGCATAGCGGAAGAGCTCTATGAAAAGCATCCAGACTGGTGCTTTATGACCTGCAGGCGAAGAGTTGATGCATGGATAAGTTTGGCAGAATCGATGCTATACGCACCAATGTGTGACGCATTCGGCACAAATAGCGACAGATTTCACTTGCAAAGTGAGCCAGAAACTGCTTGAATTGTGATAGGCTCGGGACGTTAAAGCGAACTGAGCAGCAAAACAAAATACAAACCCGCCACCTGTGCGGGTTTTTTACTTTCCTGCGTCTTGCACAAGTGTCAAAAAACAGAAAAGTGACTTTTTGAAAATTTTTTCTTAAAAAACTCGAATACTACCCCTTAATTCGGAATTTCCGTTTCTTGCTCTGAGACAATGAGTAAGCAGTAACGGTAAATACTTTTCCTAGCTAAGGGGGCAATATGCGTGCAGTGATAACAGTTCTGGTACTGTTGATGTGTGTGATGGTGTTCGTTAAATATTGGTAATCAGTACCCAGGCCCGCTTTCGCGGGCCTTTTTCATTTCAGGCCCACGGGAATCATCTTCGATACGGCTCGTTGTTAAATCAGCCCGATGGGCCTGCCCCCTTTATTCACACAGCACCCCGTTAACCCGGAGGTGAAACTATGGCAAAGCATATGCAAGACAAAGAAAGCATGGCCGGAATCACCTGGCTGGCTCTGCTGATCATTGCTGGCTGGGGCGGCCTTGTCCGATTCCTGATGGATGTGAAGCAGGGCAAAGCAAAATGGAGCTGGATAAATGCTTTTGCGCAGATTGTGGTTTCGGCTTTTACCGGGGTCATTGGTGGGCTCATCAGCATTGAAGGTGGCCTGAGTATTTACATGATACTGGCCACTGCCGGTATCAGTGGTGCTATGGGTTCCGTAGCGCTCACGTATTTCTGGGAACGAATCACCGGAGTGAAGGCACAATGACAGCAGACCAGATTATCGAGGGGATCCTCGGAAAAGAGGGGGGTTATGTCGATCACCCTTCTGATAAAGGCGGGCCAACCCGCTGGGGCATCACGCAAACCACAGCTCGCGCACATGGCTACACCGGTGATATGCGAAACCTGCCCAGGGAAACAGCAAAGCAAATCCTGCTGAGCGATTACTGGACCGGCCCTCGGTTCGACCAGGTAGCAGCTCTATCTACGTTACTGGCAGACGAGCTTTGCGACACTGGCGTGAACATGGGGCCATCGGTTGCAAGTAAGTTTTTCCAGCGCTGGCTCACTGCCCTTAACATGCGTGGGAAGTTGTATCCCGATCTGATCCCGGATGGAGCCATTGGCCCCCGAACCATCACCGCGCTTAAGGGATATCTTTCTGCCCGCGGGAAAGAGGGGGAACAGGTTCTGTTGCGTGCGCTGAACTGCAGCCAGGGCGCCAGATACCTCGAACTGGCAGAGGGCCGCGAAGCCAACGAGGATTTTCTCTACGGCTGGGTTAAGGAGCGTGTCCTGTGAAGATGATCATTTTCGCTTTGCTCGTGCTGGTGGCTGTGCTCGTTCTGTTACTTCTGCGCAAATATACCCGGCTGGAATTCGTAGGCCATGCCAGCCTGCTGCTGAAAACGTGGTCTGTAAAGCTGGGAGCTTTCGGCGCGCTGGTTGGTGTATGGGCGCAGTCATTCCCGGATGCTGCGCTGCACGCCTGGGCGATGCTGCCGTCGGATATCAAAAATATTCTGCCGCCAAACATTGTTGCGTTGATTAGCCCTGCGCTGGTGGTGCTGGCCGTGCTATCGCAATACGTACGCCAGCCAGTATTGAAAGCTAAGGCCGACGAACTGAAGGAGCCGCAATGAGCTACGAAATTATTGCTGGGCTGGTGGTCGTCATCCTGGGCGCTATAGCTGGCGCGTTTGGCATCGGTCATGCTCGCGGAACAAGTAAGGCGGAAGCCAAAGCCGAACAGCAGCGCGCCGAAGAAAACGCCGCTGCTACTGTCGCCGCGGCAGAACGCCGTGCTGAAGTCACAAAAGGGGCCAGTGATGTACAGGAAGACGTTAAGCGTATGGGCGATGACGATGTTGATCGGGAGCTGCGCGAGCACTTCATCCGCCCCGGTAGTGGTTGATACAGCGTGCAGCTGGGTACGGATCATCTACCTGACTGACCACGATATCGATGTGCTGGATAAGCAGACCAAGCGCGACATTCTGGCGCACAACATATCGGTGCAGGCTAACTGCGGCAAGGTAAAAGGAAATGAATATAAATAATGTTAACGCTGCTTCAATCTTATGCGAGCGGCTTAAGGAACTTGAAGGGCAATACTCACTCGTCGCACGCGGGGAAGGGTTAGGCATCACGATTCAGGGTCGTTATCAGGATGATGATTTTGTTAATGCGGTACGCAGGAGTGTTACCGGAGAGCTTAGCCGACGCATTGGAGCGGTAAAGCATCAGCTTACTGAATTAGGCATAACGTCATTTACCAAAGAGCAGTAGGCATTCAACTTTCCTAAGCGTTAACCCCACTAAGGGATATATCAGCCTTCATCCCCACGTGAGGATATTACAGAAGTCACTCTGTTAGTGGCTTCGATAATGCTCCCCACATCGCACAGAGGTAAGACATGGCAGAGATCACACCAGCAGAACAGATTCGACTGAATCTGCTTTCGACCCTGAACTACGACACCGCGGCTGCGGCTAAGGCTATTGAGTTTGTTCAGGACAGTCCTCTCAAATATCAGCTGTTCATCCAGCAGTACAGCCGCGTGACAACTGAATCCGAAGTGGTGGCGCGGACCATCAAAGCAGTTCAGGAATCGACCGAGGCGCTGGCACTGTTTGATACCGCGGCTGAGCAGGCCAGTTAAGGCATTACAGCAGGCATTCACAGAGTGCCTGTGATAATGTCACCTGGTTAAAACTGGAATCAGGGCCAACATTATGATGAGAAAAGTTATTGTCTTTTTCAATGGAGCAGAACCATATACGGTTACTGTCGGTCTTCACCTCAGGGAGATTCGCCTACAATATCCAGATGGTGCGGTTACAGATTTGCCAATATTAGTCGTACAAGTCCCTAATAATGCGAGGCGTGAAGAATATTATATCGCGTCAGACAGAGACTTAGATGATCAAGAAGTAATTGATGCCATATCTCTACTCCGTTGATCTCATAAATAGATAGCCCTGCAAATGCGGGGCTTTTTTTTGGAGTTAAAACGATGCCCGCACTAATTCCCCGTGCATGCCGTAAGCGTGGATGCGCAGGCACAACAACCGACCGCTCAGGCTACTGCGAAAAGCACCGCAATGAAGGCTGGCAACAGCATCAACAGGGAAAGAGTCGCCACGAGCGTGGCTACGGTAGCCAGTGGGATATCAGGCGTGCGCGCATCCTGAAACGCGACAACCATTTGTGCCAGAACTGCCTTCGCAGCGGGCGAGCTGTCGCAGCAAAGACGGTTGACCACATCAAGGCCAAGGCTCATGGGGGTACCGATGACGATTCGAACCTCGAAAGCCTGTGCTGGCCCTGCCATCGAACGAAAACCGGGCGCGAACGCATCAAATGATATCGATTCTCATTTGAACCGGGCGGAGGGGGGGCGGGTCAAATCCCTGACGGCAAAGGCCAAAAGGACCGCCGCCTAACCTTTTTTCACACCGCCGCAGGTTAGAAAACTTTTTTTTGGGGTCCCCCATCCAATGATTAATAGGAGTTTTCGATTATGCCAGGACCACCGAAAACCCCGACACATCTGGCTTTAGTGAAGGGGAACCCATCCAAACGCCCGATCAATAAGAACGAGCCAAAACCCCCGTCAGGGGTCCCCCCAATACCGAAACATTTCGATAAACAGGGTAAGTACTGGTTCAAGCGTATTGGTGAGGAACTTGATGCCGTCGGCGTGTTGACCACGCTGGATGCTAAAGCGCTGGAGTTGTTGATCGAAGCCTATGTTGAATACCGGCATCACTGCGACACTCTTGATCGTGAAGGTTACACCTATGCCGTCTACAGCGAAGATGATTCAGATGAAGGAGGGGAGCGGGAAATCAGAATGATAAAACCGCACCCTGCAGCAGTCATGAAGGCTGACGCGTGGAAACGGATCAGAGCGATGCTGAGCGAATTCGGCATGACACCTGCCAGCCGATCAAAGGTTGGTGCAAAAGTCCCGGCAGAAGCCGACCCACTGGAAGAATTTCTTAAAAAGCGCAAATGATGAATGGCAACCGTTGCAGATGGATTTCGCTACGCCGAGCGCGTGGTATCTGGCGATATCGTTGCTGGCGAGCTGGTGCGTCTTGCGTGCCAGCGGTTCTTTCATGATTTAGAACACGGCCCGGCGCGCGGTGTTTATTTTGATGAAGGCCGCGCCCAGCACGTTCTCGATTTCTATAACTTTGTTCCCCACGTGAAGGGGCATTTGACCGGCAAGCCGATCGAGCTGATGGACTGGCACGTTTTTATCCTGATAAATCTTTTTGGGTTTGTCGTCCCGCTGATAGATGAAATTACGTGTGAAGGAGTTCTGGATGACGACGGCGAACCCATGTTTGTACGGCGGTTTCGTACCGCTTATGACGAAGTAGCCCGTAAGAATGCAAAATCAACGCTTTCATCTGGAATCGGCCTTTATATGGCTGGCGCTGATGGTGAGGGCGGCGCTGAGGTTTATTCCGCTGCAACCACCCGGGATCAGGCCCGCATTGTGTTTGATGATGCCAAACGCATGATTAAGCTGGCCCCGAAAACTCTGGGGCGGTTATTTGGCAGCAATAAGCTGAATATTCACCAGGAGCGGACAGGCTCTAAGTTTGAACCTGTAGCCAGTGATGCGAACAACCTCGACGGTCTGAATATTCACTGCGGGATTGTTGATGAGCTCCATGCGCATAAAACCCGAGATGTCTGGGAAGTTCTCGAAACGGCAACCGGCGCCCGACTACAGTCTCTTATCTTCGCGATCACTACTGCGGGATTTAATAAAGAGGGTATTTGTTACGAGCAGCGTGATTATGCCATTAAGTTGCTGAAAAATTTTGACAACCCGGACCCTCTATCACCGAAAGATGATAGCTATTTCGCACTGATTTATACCCTGGATGAGGGTGACGATCCTTTCGACGAGGCAAACTGGCCGAAAGCAAATCCCGGTCTGGGTGTTTGTAAGCGATGGGATGATATGCGTCGCCTGGCTAAAAAGGCGAAAGAGCAGGTGGCAGCGCGGGTCGGATTTTTTACCAAGCATCTCAATATCTGGGTGCAGGGTGAAAAAGCGTGGATGGATATGTCGCGCTGGGAAAAATGCCGCGATACCTGGGATGACTCAACTACGGCCAGCTGGTCAATGTGGCTCGGCGTTGATCTTTCCAACAAAATTGATATTTCAGCCGCGGTTAAAGTATGGCTTGCCCCAAATGGTGATGTTTACGCGCGTTCCCGATTCTGGATACCTGAGGGACGGCTGGAAGCCTGCACAAAACAGCAGGCGGAACTTTACCGCAAATGGAATCAAGCGGGATATCTGGAATTTACTGATGGGGATGTTATTGACCATGCCGTGATTAAAGAGGAAACGATCGAGTGGGCACGCGGTGAATTACTGAATGAATTCGCGTACGACCCCTGGAGTGCCACTCAGTTTGCTTTGTCGGTAGCAGCTGAAGGAATACCGATTGTTGAAGTCCCTCAGACGGTGAAAAACCTGTCAGAAGCGATGAAGGAAGTCGAGGCCAAGATTTACGCCGGGCGTTTTCATCACGACGGTAATCCGGTAATGACCTGGATGATGTCAAACGTCACCGTCAAACCAGACAAAAACGAGAATATTTTCCCCAACAAGGCCACCCCAGAAAACAAAATTGACGGCCCTGTCGCGATGTTTATTGCGATGAGTCGCCTGCTTGTTAACGGTGGTGGTGAAGTTGACTTCCTGTCCACTATCGATCCTGACGAAGACCTTTTACTTCTATGAAAACTCTAATCACTGATGTTATCGGGCTTACCGGGTTCGGTTCGCTTGCTGCAGGCGTGTATCTCCAGTTCGGTCTGGCGATGTCTCTGATGATGTCGGGAACCCTGCTACTCATTTATGCGCTGTTAGCGGCAATGAGGGGGAATAATGCTGCTTGATGCTCTTTTTCGCAGTGAACCACTGGAAAATCCGGCCACGCCGATCACGAGTGAATCGGCCGAAACCGATAACGTGTTTGCCCGAGACGTATTTGTCAGCCCGGAAACGGCGATGAAGCTGGCTGCGGTGTATGCCTGTATTTACGTTATCTCTTCGAATATCGCTCAGATGCCGCTGCATGTTATGCGTAAAACCAATAACAAGGTTGAAGCTGCCCGCGATCACCCTGTGTTTTACCTGGTTCACGATGAGCCGAATATGTGGCAGACCAGCTATAAGTGGCGTGAGTTAAAACAGCGTCATATTTTGGGCTGGGGGAATGGTTACACCTGGGTGAAGCGTTCCCGTCGTGGTGAAGTTTCCGGGCTGGAATGCTGCATGCCCTGGGAAACGACACTGCTTAACACGGGTGGTCGGTATACCTATGGCGTTTACAACGAAGAGGGGGCGTTTGCCGTCAATCCCGACGATATGGTGCATATCCGGGCGCTGGGTAACAACCAGAAAATGGGGCTTAGCCCAATTATGCAGCATGCCGAGACGATAGGCATGGGGATGAGCGGGCAGGCTTATACCAGTTCATTCTTCAACGGTAATGCGCGACCCGCTGGCATTATTTCGGTGAAAAACCAGCTGAATGAAGAAAGCTGGGGGCGTTTAAAAAGCATGTGGCAAAAAGCTACAGCTGCTTTGCGCAGCCAGGAGAATAAAACAATGCTTCTCCCGGCAGAGCTGGATTACAAAGCGCTCACCGTTTCCCCGGTTGATGCCCAGATCATTGATATGTCGAAGCTGAACCGGTCGATGATTGCCGGGATATTTAATGTACCGGCGCACATGATTAACGATCTCGAAAAAGCCACTTTCTCAAATATTACGCAGCAGGCCATTCAGTTTGTCCGATACACGATCATGCCGTGGGTAACGAACTGGGAACAGGAACTCAATCGCCGCCTGTTCACCCGTGCTGAACTGGCTGCCGGATATTACGTCAGGTTTAACCTGACAGGCCTGCTACGCGGGACCCCGCAGGAACGTGCCCAGTTCTACCACTTTGCGATCACTGATGGCTGGATGAGCCGCAATGAAGCGCGAGCCTTCGAAGACATGAATCCGGTAGATGGCCTGGATGAAATGCTGGTGAGCGTTAACGCCGCGAACCCCGCAGACGATTTTAAGGCACCTAAAACCGACGAGGAAAAGCCCAATGAATGACCGTGAAACGCGCTGTTACAGCGGGGAGGTCAGAGCCGAGCAACGCACCGATGAACCTACCCGCATTCTGGGCTATGGCTCGGTGTTCAACAGCCGTTCTGAACCCCTGTGGGGATTCCGTGAAATCATCAAGCCCGGAGCATTTGACGATGTGCTGAATGATGATGTCCGCGGGCTGTTTAACCATGACCCCAACTTTATTCTCGGACGGAGCGCTGCCGGGACGCTATCCCTGTCTGTCGATGAGCGCGGCCTGCGTTACGACATTACAGCGCCGGATACGCAAACTATCCGCGATCTGGTGCTGGCGCCGATGATGCGCGGTGACATTAACCAGTCATCTTTTGCCTTCCGGGTATCCCATGACGGTGAAAATTGGTACCAGGACGATGAAGGGATCGTTATTCGTGAAATATCGAAGTTTTCCCGGCTGTTTGATGTCAGTCCGGTGACTTATCCCGCATATCAGGAGGCCGACTCCGGCGTCCGATCGATGAAAGCCTGGCAGGAGGCGCGCGACAGCGGTGCGCTAAAGAACGCCATTAATCAACGAATGGCGCGTGAGCGCCTGCTGACCCTTCTTAACGCGTAAGGAAAAATCATGAAACTGCATGAAATGAAGCAAAAACGTAACACCATCGCCAAAGATATGCGTGCCCTGCATGACCAAATTGGTGATACCCCCTGGACCGATGAACAGCGTACTCAGTGGAACGCTGCAAAATCGGAGCTTGACGCCCTTGATGAGCGTATTGCACGCGAAGAGGAACTGCGCCGCCAGGATCAGGACTATATCCACGAAAACGAGCCGGAACAGCGCCAGCAGCAGAATCGTGATCCAGCAAACCCGGAAGCACAGGCTAACGAACGTCGTGCTGCGGCGTTTAATGCGTTTTTGCGCCGTGGTCTTGGCGAGATGAGCGCTGAAGAACGCCAGGCTTTAAAGGAGCTGCGTGCTCAGGGCACGACGCCGGATGAAAAAGGGGGGTACACCGTACCAACCCAGTTCCGCAATAAGATCGTCGAAGCACTGAAAGATTACGGTGGAATTGCCAGTGTGGCGCAGATTCTGAATACCGCCAACGGCCAGGACATTGACTGGGCAACCTCTGACGGTACCACTGAAGAAGGTGAACTGCTGGGCGAAAACACTGAAACCAGTGAAGAAGACGTGTCTTTCGGCGGTGCAACGCTGGGGGCTAAAAAACTGTCCTCTAAAATCATTCGCGTATCCAATGAACTGCTCCAGGACAGCGGCGTAGATATCGAAGCGTTCCTGGCCGCGCGTATCGCCACTCGTATCGGACGTGGTGAAGCGAAGTATCTGGTATTAGGGACCGGCACCGGCACCCCGCTGCAGCCTAAAGGGCTGGCAGCGTCGGTAACTGGCACCAAAAATACCGCAGCAGCGACCACCTTTACCTGGAAAGAGCTGAACGCACTGAAGCACTCTGTCGACCCGGCATATCGTAACGGTCCAAAGGTGCGCTGGGCCTTTAACGATGCAACGTTGCAGCTGGTGGAGGAAATGGAGGATGGACAGGGCCGCCCGCTCTGGTTGCCGAACATTATCGGTGGCGCACCTGCTACTGTTCTGCAGGTGCCGTATGTCGTTGACCAGGCTATTCCTGATATCGCGTCTGGTGCCAAATTTGCCTACTTCGGCGATTTTAACCGCTTTATCGTTCGTCGTGTCACTTACATGACGTTGAAACGGCTGGTTGAGCGTTACGCAGAGTATGATCAGACTGGTTTCCTGGCCTTTCATCGCTTCGACTGTGTGCTTGAAGATACTGGCGCGATTAAGGCGCTGGTGGGCAAACCGGCATCTGGCGGCTAAGGCAATAATCAGCTTCAACCTCCACCGCTCCGGCGGTTTTTTTATGCCCGCAGTTCGCTGCGGGCCAGGGAAAATACATGAGCACAACGATTGAGATGTTGCGGGCGCAGTGTCGGATTGATATCGACGACACCACGGAAGATGAGGTGCTTACGCTCTATTATGGTGCCGCGCGCCGAAAGGCGGAGAACTTCATCAACCGCCATCTTTATGAAGAAGAAGTGCCGGAAACTGATCCTGACGGGCTGGTGATTGCTGAAGACATCCTCCTGGCGCTGATGCTGCTTGTCGGGCACTGGTATGAAAACAGAGAAGAGTCGTCAGACGCAGCAAAAACCAGCATCCCATTTGGCTTTACATCGCTGATAGAGCCGTACCGCTATATTCCGCTCTAGGAGGAATTATGCAGGCAGGACGATTACGGCATCGCGTCACTATTCAGAACTTCACAATATCAAAAACACCTTCCGGCCAGCCGGTAGAAAGCTGGGCTGATGGAAAAACTATCTGGGCCGAGGTTAAAGGGATCAGCGGTAGGGAGCTGTTAGCCGCTGGCGTTGAGCGTGCTGATGCCACCATTCGCGTCTGGGTGCGTTTTCGTACAGACATCTCAGCTTCTTCCCGTTTGAAAGTACTGAATGGACCATACAAAGATGCGGTCCTGAATGTCACTGGGCCTCCGGTTCCGGATATCAAAGGAACCCGGCTGGAAATTCTCTGCAAACAGGGGACCGAAAAATGATTGATGTGAATCTGGATTTTTCCGGGTTGCAGGATATTGCCCGCGATCTGCAAACGCTCAGCAAGGCCGAAAATAATAAAGTTCTCCGGGAGTCGACCCGTGCTGGTGCCGAATTGCTCCGCGAGGAGGTGATTGATCGCGCTCCTGAGAAATCCGGAAAACTGAAGAAAAACGTTGTTGTCGTCACCCAGAAAAGTCGCCGTCGCGGTGAAATTTCATCTGGGGTGCATATTCGTGGCGTTAACCCGCGAACGGGGAACAGCGACAATACAATGAAGGCCAGCAACAAGCGGAATGCGTTTTACTGGCGCTTCGTGGAGTTGGGAACATCTACAGCGCCTGCACATCCGTTTGTTCGCCCAGCTTTTGATACCCGCATGGAAGAAGCTACGCAGGTGGCGATGCAGCGGATGAATCAGGCTATCGATGAGGTGTTATCAAAATGACAGAGGATGATCTCTATGACCTGCTGTCGACGCTGGCAGACGGGCGGGTTTATCCGTATGTGGTGCCGCTAGGCAGCGACGGACTTCCTGCAGTTTCCACTCCCTATGTCATTTTCTCGATACCGACTGATGTTGCCGGGGATGTTTTCTGCGGCCAGGCAGAGTCGACACTGCGCATTCAGGTTGATGTATGGGCTGAAACGAATGACGAAGCCAGAGCGTTACGCCTGGACGCCCTGGCTCGCCTGCAGGTACTTTCACCTGTCGAGGTGACAAAAATTCCTGGCTACGACACGACAACCCATCTTCATCGGGCAACCCTCGAAATAACGGTCATTGCCTGACAAAAACCAATCCAATCCGACCGCCACTGGCGGTTTTTTCATTTATGGAGGCTGCGATGTCAGCACTATTTGAACGTGCCCAAAAAACGGTAGTAATGATTACCTCTGTGCCGGTCACCGAGGCAGAGCTGGATACCGCAACCTGGTTAAACCTGAGTTGCACTATCAAACAGGCAAGCTTTACCGCTGGTCAGAAAAACGATATTGACGTGACAACGCTCTGTTCGGATGAAACGGAAAATATCAACGGCCTTCCTGCTCCGTCTGAAATGTCACTTTCCGGTAACTTCTACCGCAACCCGGCGCAGGATGCACTTCGTGCCGCATATGATAACGACGGGGTTTATGGGTTTAAGGTTATTTTCCCGTCTGGTAATGGATTCCTGATGCGCGCTGAGGTACGACAGCACACCTGGGATTCTCAAACCAATGGCGTGGTTGCTGCAACGTTCTCGCTGCGTCTGAAAGGTAAACCCACCAATATTAACGCCCCAGGAGTCCTGTCCTTTGCTACTGACCTTCCGGCGTCCCAAACGGTCGCGGCAGGAAGCGCCCTGACCATGGGCGTGGTCGTCCAGGGCGGTACGGCACCTTATACCTACGCCTGGAAAAAGGGCACCTCGACGGTCAGCGGCCAGACCAGCGCAACGTTTACGAAAGCCAGCGCTGTATCCGGTGATGCCGGGGTTTATTCCTGCGTGGTTACTGATGCCGATGGCACTGTGATCACTTCTTCTGATTGCACCGTCACCATCAATTAATGGAGCGCCGGGAGACCGGCGATAAACTTAATGCCAAAACCGAGTCTTAAAACACTGGCACTGGCACCAATGGCGGGCTTTCGTAAAAAAGAAGTCTCCGTTCCGGAGTGGGATAACGCCAGAGTCATCATTCGTGAGCCATCAGCAGAAGCCTGGATTCGCTGGCAGGGCATTGCCAGCCCGGAACCACCCAAACCACCGGAAGAGCAGGAGCCCCAGGAGGCACCAGAACTGACCCCTTCAGAACGAGCCTTCCGCACGATGCGGGCCGACGTCACGCTTTTCATCGATATTTTGCTGGATACCGACCTGCAGCCCGTCTTTACTGTCGATGACACCGAACAGGTTGAAACGATCTATGGCCCAGTGCATTCCCGGCTGTTGAAGCAGGCACTTGATCTCATTCGTGACGCGGATGATGCTAAAGCAAAGTAAAAATGCCTGGCATGCAGTTCCTGATGGCGCTGGCGCTCCGGATGGGCCGCACGCTGGGCGAACTGCGACAAACCATGACGGTTGGCGAATTCAGGATGTGGGCTGAGTACGACCGTATCAGCCCAATCGGCGATATTCGCGGCGATATCCTCAATGCTCAGCTGGTATCTGCGGTTTACGGAGCGCAGGGCGGTAAAGTCACCATTGAAGATGCTCAGCTTCAGTGGAGCACAGAAGAGATTGAGGTAAACGACGGCGGCGATCCCTTTGCAGGGCTGGAAGCGGCGCTGCTGGCTGCATCAGTTTGAACAAACAATGATAGCTGAAGTTTTACATAACCAATGGTAGGATTTTAGTTCTTTTCTACCTATTGGGATAAAAAATGAAAAAAATATTGGGCGTTTTATCTTTAGTAATTTTTGCTATAGCATTTATTATTGCGTTAAGGCAACCAATATCAATTGTGTTTCTTTTTGCTGTTTTGGTCATTCCTTTAAAATATATGGATAAGATTGGCAGGGAAATTGCTTCTCTTTTGATAATTCTCGGTTCTGTATTTGTCTTGTTTTTTGTTAACTCAATGGTCCCTTTGTGGGGGGAGAGGTATGAGAACCATGAGGAGCTAATGAGAATTAGCGAGAACGATAGGCAGAAAAGATACAACAACATGAATGTTATATCAGCAAGCAACCCTAGTGTTAAGGCTGAATTAAAAGACCCCGAGTCTGCAACCTTCAAAAACCAGACCGTTGGTCGTGACGGATATGTATGCGGACAAGTAAATGCTAAAAACAGCTTTGGTGCATATGCTGGGTTTAAAAGGTATGTAAGTAAAAGTGGAATGACCATTATTGATGATGGTGGAACTGAATTTTCTAAACTATGGGGCGAGATTTGTAGTTGATACATTCTTGCTAATTAAAGAAAACCGCTTAGGCGGTTTTTTTTATACCTGTGAGGATACAAATGGCAACCCTACGTGAGCTTATCATAAAGGTTTCAGCAAACTCTCAATCATTCCAGACTGAGATCGCCCGAGCTTCACGCATGGGGCAAGACTATTATAAAACCATGCAGAATGGTGGGCGCCAGGCTGCTGCCGCTGCGAAAGAAAGCCAAAAAGCTCTTTCCGATTTAACGGATGGATTTGCTTCAGCGGGTCGAGCAGCTACAGCTGCAGCTGCAGCATTTGCAACAGGAAAACTGGTTCAGATTGCAGACCAATGGAACTCAGTAAATGCACGGCTTAAACAAGCCTCAGTGTCTACGAATGATTTTACTTTATCTCAGACCCGATTAATGGCGATCAGCCAGAGTACGGGCACTGCTTTTACTGATAACGCTAATTTATTTTCACGCGCTGCAGCATCAATGCGTGAATTTGGCTACAGCTCAGATGAAGTACTAAAAATCACCGAAGCGGTATCAACAGGACTAAAGCTATCTGGTGCAAGCACAGAAGAAGCCGGTTCTGTTATTACCCAGTTTAGCCAGGCGCTTGCTCAAGGTGTTTTGCGTGGCGAAGAGTTTAACGCAGTTAACGAAGCTGGGGATCGTGTCATCCGTGCCCTAGCTGCTGGTATGGGGGTTGCCCGAAAAGATCTTAAAGCGATGGCTGACCAGGGGCAACTCACGATTGATAAAGTCGTACCAGCATTAATCAGCCAGTTAGGTGTGTTACAGGGGGAGTTTTCCTCGTTGCCGCCGACAGTGTCCGGCTCAATGCAAAAAGTCACTAACTCGTTTATGGCATGGGTTGGTGGAGTGAACCAGGCGACTGGCGCGACAGACGCGCTTTCTGGCGGTCTTGATGGGCTGGCAGGTACACTGGATTCTCTTACATCTTCTGCTGTCAGCGGGGCCCTCAGTGACGTAGCAGATAATATGTCACTAATTACCACTGCTGCTGGTGGCCTGGTTGGGATCGGATTGGCCCGGTATCTTGGCGGGATTGTTACCAGCGCAAGCAGTGCTACTGGCGCACTTATTTCAGCTGCCAAATCTGAGGTAGCTCTTGCAGTCGCTCAGGAAAAAGCCGCGCAATCTTCTGTTGCCGCTTCCCGCGCCGCCGTTTACCGCGCCCAGCAAGCCCTTCAGAGTGCTAAAAGTGCAGATGTTCAGGCTGCACAACAGGAGAGGGTTGCGGCCGCAGAAGCTAAGGTTACTGCTGCGCAAGGTCGATTGACCACAGCACTCTCCACCGGAACAGCTACAGAAAAAGTACGAGCACGAACAGCTCTGGAGCGGGCTCAGGCGGGGCTTGTAGCTGCAAAAAATGCCGATGCACAGGCTATTGCAGAAAGAAAACTTGCCGCAGCACAAGCGGCGCTTAACCGTAATATTCAGGCCAGAGTATCCGCTCAGACTGCGCTGAACTCGGTTACTGCTGTAGGTTCCCGGCTCATGGGTGGAGCATTAAGCCTCGTTGGCGGTATTCCAGGGCTGGTTTTGCTTGGTGCCGGTGCCTGGTACACGATGTACCAGAATCAGGAGCAGGCCAGATTATCCGCTCAGGAATATGCAAACACCATTGATGCAGTCCGTGAAAAGACAAAATCAATGTCCCTGCCCGAAGTTTCTGATAATGAGACCAAAACCCGTCAGGCGCTGGAGGAGCAAAACCGTCTTGTTGATGCACAGGCATCAAAAGTAAAAAGCCTGAAGGAAGAGATCGCGGGCTATCAGTATGTTCTGTCCAACCCCGGGCCGACAACCAGTGGCGGTTTCATGATAAACCACCTTACTTCGGTTGAAACGGTCACCCGTAGTCTGGAAGAAGCGACTTCCGCTCTGGCCGTTGAACAGGAGAGGCTGACTCAGATGCAGGCTAAGTCTGAGTCGATCCAGTCGGTACTGGAAGGGATAGAGAACAGGCGAATAGCATTAATCCGGCAGCAGGCCGCAGAACAAAATTCAGCATATCAATCGTTATTAATGATGAACGGTGAGCATACTGAATTTAACCGTTTGCTGGGTCTCGGAAATAATCTCCTCATGGCCCGGCAGGGGCTGGTAAACGCACCACTACGCTTACCGCAGGTAGACCTCACAACCCAGCAAACGGCTGCACTTGAAAAAAGCCGTCGTGATCTGGCGCTTTCAAAACTCAAAGGTGAGGACAAAGAGCGCGCACGACTGGGTTATGCTGCGGATGACCTGGGGTTAACTAACGACCCACAGTTTCAGACCGGACGGCAGGAGTTGATTAATAACGGCCTGAATGAATGGAGAAACAACCAGGAAAATAAACCCAAGCCAAAAGGAAGGCATGGGAAAACCGAGGCGGAGAAAACCGAAGATACCTATACCCGGCTGATTAAACAGCAACGGGAGCAAATTGCTCTTTCCAGCCAAAACACTGAACTGGCAAAGATGAAATATCTGGTTACTCAGGGGGAATTATCTTCGCTTGAAAAATCCAAAAAGGAAACGTTGCTGCACAATGCGGCGCTTATTGATCAGAAAAATATCGCTGAACAGTTAAAAACATTCCGCGAAGGTCTGGCCGACAGTAATGCTGCCGCCCGGGAAAGGGGGAATATCGATTTCCTCGGCGCGGGACAGGGGGATAAAGCCCGTGACCGAATGAAGGAAATGGCGGATATTCGTGCTGATTTTCTCAGGCAGCAGCGTGACTTACAGCGTGATTTCAGTCGTGGGCAGATTTCCGAAGACTTGTATAAAAAGCAAACGGAAGCGCTTAAAGCAGCGCTTGCCGAACGCCTGGATATTCAGGAGGAGTATTACAAAAAAACCGATGAACAGCAGTCAGACTGGCGCGCGGGGATCAGCGATTCCCTGATGAACTATGCCGATCAGGCTTCTGATCTGAGTTCAATGGCTGCCACTGCAACCAGCGAGATTCTGGATGCCACCACAAACTCTATCTCCAACAACCTGACAAACGTCCTGACAGGCGCTGCTTCTTTTAAAGATGGGATGTCTAATATTTTCTCTTCCCTGGGCGAAACGGTGATTAAGACGCTGATCCAGATGGCAACACAGGCGTTAATCACCAAAGCAATTATGGCGTCATTTGGCGGCGGAGCGGGTGGGTTGTTCGGTAGTCTTTTTGGCGGTGCCAGCGGTGCGGCAAGTAGCGGTACCGCTATTCAAAGCGCGGGAGCTAATTTTTCATTTAACGCTCTCGGAGGCGTTTACGATTCTCCGTCACTTTCTGCCTACAGCAATGGTGTTTACAGCACTCCCCAATATTTTGCGTTTGCGAAAGGTGCGGGTGTATTCGGCGAGGCCGGGCCGGAAGCCATCATGCCGCTTACCCGTGGTGCTGATGGTTCGCTTGGGGTCAAAGCTGTTGGGCGGGAATCGCCGGCGGTACAGAACGCTGCGAGGCAGCAGCAAGAAAGACAACTTCTTTCAACTGGTGACATCAACGTCAATTACCACCTCACTGGTAAACCGGATGATGTGATGATGCAGACATTGGATGCCCACGGCCGCCGCCTGGCTAAACAGATAAAATCTGAACTGACGAGCGACGTAAACAATCCTCAAAATGCCTTCGGTAGAGCTCTTTACTCCAACCTTCAGCCCAAAAAACCACGATAACCTGCCCGGAGGGAATACCCATGGCAGATATTTTCTACCCGGATGAATACCTGCCCATGCCGCTTATGGACGGGTACGGGTTTAAGCCCATATCACCTTTACTGCGAACGGAGATGACGTCCGGTCGCGCTCAACAACGAAGGCGATATACCTCAACACCCACCCAGGCATCGGTTAAATGGATTTTTAAAACTGATGCTCTGGCGCAGGTGTTTGAGGCGTTTTTCAGGGATGCGCTTAAAGATGGCCAGTCCTGGTTCTATCTGAAACTCCAGACTCCCATCGGGGTAAAGCCCTATAAAGCCAGGTTCGTGGATATTTACGAAGGGCCGACGCTGGTCGCGCCAAAATACTGGCAGTACAGCGCAACGCTGGAATTATGGGAACGCCCGTTACCGCCTTCTGGCTGGGGGAATTACCCGGAATGGCTGGCTGGCCAGTCGTTACTGGATATTGCGCTAAACAGAGAGTGGCCGAAGCATGACAATTCTTGAGCGACTATATGCCAGCAGCGGATCGGAGGTTATTCACGATACGCTGCAGATATCAGCAGGCGATGATAACTACTGGCTAACCAGTGGCTGGGATGACGTTTCAGTGACGCTGGAAAATGGTCAGCCGGTGACGTTTGATGCCAGCGCGATAGATATCGCCTTACCAGCCAGGAACGCCGACGGGACACAGGATTTAAAGTTTGCTATCAGCAATATTGACGGACGGGTTTCAGAGGCGATCGATAAAATTCTGGATGAAATGAAATCAGCCACGCTGACATTCCGGCGGTACATTTCATCCGATCTGTCTGCTCCGGCATCATCACCGTATACGCTCGATATCAAATCCGGCTCCTGGACCCCGACAGCAGTTCAGGTCACGGCAGGCTATATGAATGTCCTCAAAACAGCCTGGCCCCGTAAACGTTACAACCTCGCCGAGCATCCGGGCTTACGTTACTAATCTGAGGCAAATATGTTTAACCCTGATAAATACCGTTCAGTCACCTGGCTGAAGGGCGGGCGCGTATATCCGCAGCTCGACTGTTTCGGCATTGTAAATGAGATACGTCGCGACCTGGGGCTACCTGAATGGCCGGATTTTGCAGGTGTGACCAAAGACGGCGGGGGCCTCGACCGGGAAGCGAGAAAGCTGATGCTTTCGCTGAAACGTTGTGAACCCTGTGAAGGTGCCGGAGTGGCTTGCTATTCGGGCTCAACGGTTTCCCATGTCGGGATCGTTGTAATGCTCGATAACCAGTTGCAGGTCGCGGAATGCAATCCAGGCTCGGGGGTTACGTTTCTGCCACTATCGAGATTTATCCGTCGCTTTAACCGCGTGGAGTTCTGGCAATGACGATAAAGTTTTACCCGTCCCGGCTACCGGGTGAACCCCTTGAAACGCACGATCATGGTGTGCTGACACTGCATGAGTGGATGAGCAGAAATGTCCCGAGCTATTCACAGGATAAAACTCATCCTGTCGTGATCGAGCTGAACGGCCAGGCAGTCCCCCCGGCGGAATGGCCGTTATGTTTGTTGCGGCCAGACAGTGACGTGCGGATATATCCCATTCCTTATGGCACGGGGCTTGAAATTGCCGCGTGGGTTTCGGTGGCCGTATCCATTGCGTCTACGGCCTATGCATTATTCTTTGCCCCTAAACCAGAGCTGGGCGGCTTTTCATCCAGTAACGCTTCATCGCTGGATCTGAATCCAGCTAAAGCCAACACAGCGAAGCTTGGCGATCCCGTTAGGGAGGCTTTCGGGCGAAACCGGATCTACCCGGATTACCTGGTACAGCCGGTAACTCGATTCAACCCCGCTGATCCAACCAGAATGACGGTCGAAATGTTTGTCTGCCTTGGATATGGGCGTTTCTCCTATACCGGTGGGGATTTTCTGGTAGGAGAAACTCCGGCGCTGACCTTAGGCGAGGGCTTTTCATATACCAGCTATGGGCCCGGCGATAATGTGGCCGGGGATCGTCGCAGTGAGATATGGTTCAACTCAACGGAAGTTGGGGGAACGTCGAGCGGCAGCGGCCTCGATATGGCTCAGACTGCCCCTGAAGCCAGTGATATCGTTGCTGATGCCATGACCGTCAGCGGTGCCTCTGTCTCGTTTTCGGGCCTCGATGTCGATGATGATAATGATGAAGACGAGGATGAGAACAAACTTCCTCCTGGCTGGATCGCCGGTGCAATTGTCACCCTGAAAGCGCCAGTGAATTATCAGGTATCCATCGAGGGCGGTTTTAACGTGCTGACAGGCGACGTCGTGTCAGAGATTGCGCCATTCAGCGGAATGCCTGTCACCCTTACGTTTAACGGTACTGACTATGACCTGCAGATCGCCACGTATACCCCTCACCAGGACGCCGTTCCGGGAACAGGGGGAGCGACTGCGGTATTACGTGCCAGTGCCTCGCCGTCAACGTATGACTTTACGACAACCAGCCAGACCTTTGCTCTGACCTGGCAGGGTATCACCTATACCATATCTCTGGTCGCCAACTACGGCACAATGTCTGGCTTGCTCGTAGCGATTAACGGCGGGTTGAATGGTTCGGGGCTCATTGCTCAGGATGATGGCGGCGTGATACGTATCGTGGAGATCTCCAGCCCCTGGCGTGGCGGTTCCATTACGTCATCATTCCTGCCTGCGTCAGTATTTGGCGACAGCCCGGTATTTACAGCTGGTACAGCATCCAGCGGCGGAAGCCCTGCGGTAACAGCCAGCGTGACGCTGGCATACGATTCTGGCACTGCCTTTTCCGGATTGCCGGAAGGCACTCAGCGGATTTCCCTGGCGCACCGTGGCAACGAATACCAGATAGCGTCTACTGATGGTCCCTCTGCGACCGTACAGCGTGTGGTTAACGGTGTCGTTGACAGCACCTGGTCAGGCTTTATGACCCGTACCGTCGTGGATTTTGCCGCGTCTGGTATTAACGATAATGAAACCTGGCTCGGCCCCTTTCTGGCCTGCCCGCAAAATGAAGTTGTGGATGCCTTCGAGGTCAACTTTGCTTTCCCAAACGGAATTTGCGGGTTCCAGAACAACGGGAATAAGCGGGTCCGCCATGTCGAGTATGAAATCCAGTATCGCGTTTATGGTTCCGGATCAGGGTGGACGAGTAAGCCAGGGGTTTACGCGCTTAAAAACATTAATGGCCTCGGTTTTACAGAGCGTTTTGATCTGTCCTCTCCTGGGCTGGTGGAGGTTCGATGTCGCCGCCGTAACGAGCAGGGGAGCAACAACGCGAGAGACAGCATGTTCTGGCAGGCGCTCAGAGGTCGTTTGCTTTCCCGTCCGACCTCCTACGCAGGGATATCAACAATAGGGATCACGGTTGAAACTGGCGGCCAGCTGGCGGCGCAGTCAGACAAGCGTGTGAGTGTTGTCGCCACACGAAATTATGATGGCGGTGGTGACAGGACAATCAGCGGTGCGTTCCTGCATCTTGCCCGCAGTCTGGGATATCGCGACGACCAGATCGACATTGCGGCGCTCAGTACGCTGGAGGCTACCTACTGGACGCCAAGGGGAGAATATTTTGATCACCAGGCAAGCAGTGACAGCACGTCAGCAAAGGATATTTTCGACAAAATAGCCGAGGCTGGCATGGGGTATTTTCTGCTGTCTGACGGGTTGCTTTCTGTCGGGAGAGAGGGCGTCAAAAGCTGGACAGGGATCATTACTCCTCAGGATACCGTGGAGGAAATGCAGACGTCATTCAGGGTCCCGTCGGAGGATGATTTTGATGGCGTGGATGTGAAATACATCAACCCTGTGACCTGGGCGGAGGAAACCGTACAGTGCCGGACGCCGGAAAATCCTTTTCCGCGCAAAACGGAGGCATACACCATTGATGTTGCCATGACTGCAGATCGCGCCTGGCGTATCGGGATGCGTCGGTTAATGAAATATCTCCACCAACGCCGAACGTATACGGCTACGACTTCGATGCTGGGATGGTGTCATGACTTCGGTGATCACATCATTTTGTCCGACGACATTCCAACCGGGAAAACCCAAAGTTGCCTGATTGACGCGATGATTTACGACTTCCAGGAAATTACGCTGCACGTCACGGAGCCACTGGACTGGAGCTACGCGAATCCTCGCTGCTGGATACAGTTTCAGGACGGTCGACCATCATCGCGAATGCTCACGCCGCAACGGGTAGATGATTTCACGCTGACGGTGCCGTATAACGACGACCTGCATCCGGATGACTGGATAATGGATGACCCAGATATTGATCCGCCGAAGTTATTGTTCTGCGACAGTGAAAAGGGTGCGCGGCATGGGATAGTCCAGGAGGTTGCCCCATCAGGTGACAGCAACTGTCAGATTACTGCACCTGAATATAAAGAAATTTTCTACCAGTACGACGACGCCACATAC